GGTTGTACTAAATTGTTAGGTATAAAGTCTTTGACTCTTTCGCCTAATGTCTCAAATATGTCTACTTTCTATAGTGGTTGTGTAAATCTAAGATATGCACCTTTAATAGGTAGTTTGACGAACGCGACTAATATGAGTTCATTTCATTTAGGAAATAACACTTTGCAGTACATTCCTCCATACGATTTACCAAATGTGAATACGCTTCAAAGTTTTGCTCAGGGATCGGCAATTAGAAAGACGGTAAAGTTTCCAAATAACCTATCTAATGTGACCACGATATACAGGATGTATCAAAACTGTACCCAATTGGAAGAAGGTATGGACTCATCTGATGGCTACAATTTTAACAACGTAATATCTGCGAGAGAATGTTATTCGCAGAATTATCGTATGGCGAAGCCTCACACGATAGATCTGCCAAACTGTACGAGTTTCATTCAGTTCTATTACAGCTGTCGATCTCTTGAAGAAATTACAGTATTTGATACAGGGAGTGGAACGAATTTCACAAATTTTGTGGCAGGAACTCATATTAAATCATTCCCCGCATTTGATCTGAGTAGTGGAACGATCTTTGACAATTTTTTCCTCTCTTGTAACTCCTTGGAAACAATTGCGACCTGTAACACGAGCAACGGTTACAAGTGGCGTTCTGCATTTCAATCTACTTTCGCATTAGAACAATTGCCAAATTGGGATTTTAGTGCCGCGACAGATGTTTATAGGTTTGCGAATGCAAGTAGAATTACCCGTTTCAATCCTAGCTCTTTAGGTACAGGAACAAATTGGCACGAATTATTGAGAAACAATTACTTTGTCCAAATCATAGAAAATTTTGATTGGTCAAACTATGCGTCAGGCTCAAACGCATTTGGTAGCCTATACGCATTAAGAAGGGTGATTGGATGTAATTCACCGCATACGGTGAGTTTCGCAAATTCAGCTTTACAGGACACAGAGATTGATGAAATATTTACTGATTTGCCTACAGTAAGCGGAAAAACAATAACAGTATCAGGAACACCTGGGGCAGCAACTTGTACTACTACAATTGCAACAGGTAAAGGATGGACTGTAGTAAATTAATAAAAGATGGAAAAATTTTCAATACCAGAACAGCCAGCATTCTATAAGCAAGTATTTGATCCAGAAGAGGATTGGTTTGTAGCTATTGATTGGGTTAAAACTCCTACATATGAGTTATTTATAGAGGACCATGAGAGGTATGAATACCCTTATGATGGGTGGAACTATGAAGTAACACCTCCTCAAGCGTACCTCGATTGGGTTGAAAGAAACAAAGACCCTGAAGAAATAGAAGAAGAATGAATTTATTAAAAGATGCAAATAATAATTGGAGCAGTAAAAGAATAGCAGGATATGTTATTTTTTCAGTTGTTTTATTTGCATTCGTAGGTGACCTGTTTGAAAAGATGGAAATAAATGAAAGTGTAGCGAACACATTAATTATGTCTGCTGCAGCACTATTAGGAATAGGAACATTTGAAAAGAAGCACTAATAAATATAAAGCTATACTATAGCCTATTCCATACTATAAATATTATTAATATCCAAATATATTAAGTAAATTTGTAAACTACGTAAGATTTAAATTTAGAACAATGGCTACTACTACTGCAAGAATAATAATAGAAAGTTCAGATCTATTATCTGATCCTTTAGATTTAGACGTTTCAGGACAACTTAAACAAGCAGGACTTTCTACAGGATTAGTAGGATCTACAGGTATAGGAAGAAAGAACACACTTTCAGTATCTGAATATACTCTTTTCTCTGCTGCAAATTTTACTGATAATAAAGCAGCAAAAGTATATCTGAAAAATACTTCTACTACGGCTACAGAATATTTTATAGTTAAACATGGCAGTCAAGTACTTGGTAGACTATACGCAGGAGACTGGGCTTTTTATCCTTGGGATGGAGCTGCTGATATTAAAATAACTCCTAGTGTAGGTACACTAATTACACTAGAACATTGTGTATTTATGGACGAGCCTACATCATAAAATAAAAATAGAAATTATGGGTGATACTAAAACCAGCCCCGCATCAAAAGGGGACCTTAAAAGAGTAGAAAAAGCTATTGAGCAAATGAGTAGCAACATGATGGGATGTTGCGGGGCAGATTACATTGATGATGCAAATGTAATTACGGGTCCATATACAGCCATTCAGGTAGTAGGAACTGCAGATGCAGTATTAGATTATTCTAAGATGGCAGCTTGCGGAGGAGATAAAGCCTATGGGGGATTTGATGTAGATTTTACAATTCCAAAAGGAAGTATTATTTATGGAAAATTTAATTGTTTAGCCTTAGTCAGTGGGGCAATCATTGCTTATAAATGTTGTTAATTATTAATATAATAAATTTTAGAAAAAATGTCAAAGAAATTACCATATAGCGGCAGTGCCGCAAAGAAAGGCCGAGATTTTTATAGCTCAGGCATTAACCGATTGTTGAATAGAATTGATAAACTAGAACATCAAGTATTTTGTTGTGGAGACGATACTGATGAAGTAATTGTTATAACAGAGCCAGAAGGACCAATTGGTGAAAATCAAGATGGCGCATTTATTATTCTTGATAGAGCTGGAGGTGTAAAAGTTACTCTTCCTGAAGCCAATGCATCTAATATAGGATGGAATGCAACTGTAAATGTGAAGACAAGCGTTACGGGCGTTGGCAATAGCGTTACTATTAAGACTTCTAGAACTACAGACCTTTTTGTAGGAGGAATCAATCTAGCTTCAACTACTGTGGCCAAATCGCTTGCTGCTCAACCAAACGGAACAAGTCATGACCAGATTGTAGCAGACACCGATGTAAAAGGCCGTCTTGCTGGAGGATCTCTTACATTTAAGATTGTAGAGGCAAATAAAATATTTGTTTCTGGAACTCTTGTAGGAAGCGGTACTGTTGCTACTCCATTTGTATAATTTAAGTATCTATATTATTTATAGTAATTTTGGAATAACTCCAAAAAATACTAAATGAAAAATAATATAGAAAAGCTCAAACTTCATCTACTCAGTGTAGGGCGAGACAAAAGTTATAACGAGTTAGCTCAAGAATATCAAATAAAAGATAAGAAAGGGCATTTTTCAGGAGAAAAAGTGAGGGGGATTTGGAGAAGATTAAAAATCTCTAAAGACCCCTCTTCTGAAAAACCAGTTGCAAAATTAATCAATGAGGACGGCAAAGAATACCTCGATTATAGTGGAACTGAAATTACAAATCTTGAAGACCTAGTTAATGCCGCAGGTGTTAATCTTGATTTTTGGGATGTAAAGAGTTTTAGAGTATCAAGTTGGCAAGACTTTAAAGATGAGACAAAGTATGCGGTAAGAGCAACTTTCGACCAAAACGGAGAAGCAAGACAACGAATACGTGAAGAGTTTATAGATGCTGCTGTAAAGCATGCTCCTAAATACAAAGCCGTAAAGTACTCTAAAAGTAAGGGAGAGAAAGTGGCGTATGAAATAAATTTACCAGACTTGCATTTAGGTAAGTTGGGATGGGGAGAAGAAGTTGGGGAGAATTATGACGTTAGTATAGCTAAGTCATTATTCACAACTGCGGTAGAAAAGTTGCTTGCATATGTAAGCGATTTTGATGTAGAAAAAATAATATTTCCAATTGGAAATGATATGCTCAATTCTGATGGATTGGCTATGACAACTACCAAAGGCACCCCTCAACATGATGATGTGAGATGGCAGCGTTCTTTTACATTGTGTAGAGAAATGCTTGTAGAGGTGATAGACAAGTTAAGGCTAATAGCTCCTGTGGAAGTAATAGTTATACCTGGAAATCACGACTACGAGAGAATGTTCTATATAGGAGATTCACTTTATGCGTGGTATCATAACTGTAAAGAAGTAAGTGTAGACAACGCTCCTTCTCCAAGGAAATATACGATGTATGGAGTAAATCTTATAGGGCTTACACACGGGTGTAGCGAAAAGCAAAACGATTTGCCACTTATTATGGCAAATGAAAAACCTGAATTGTGGGCTAAAGCCAAACATACTGAATGGCATATAGGGCACTTACATAAATCTAAATCTATGAATTGGATTAATATAGATGAAAGATTTGGAACTATTGTAAGAATATTGCCTTCACTATCAGGAACTGATTCATGGCATCATGAAAAAGGATATATAGGTAATGTAAGATCTGCACAAGCTTACATGTGGAATAAGGAAAACGGCTATAGAGGTCATTTTCAAGTAAATATAAACGAATTAAAAAATTAATAAAATGTCAAAAGGTAATAACACATTAAAATGCACTATTTCATTTTCTAGTGCTGACATGTTGCCTGCTAACTTGAATATGAGTAAGACAATGACTCTTACAGTTCCTGGCTCAACCGCAGGTAATGCAGCGCAACTTTTAGAGCTTTCAGTGCCTCAGGCTTCTGCAGGAAGTGGAGTATTTGTTCCACCTAATACTGAGCCAAATGATATCACAGGTAGAGCATACTATTTTGTTCAAAATACAGGCACTACTTATAATCTCCTAGTACGATTGCTAGACGATCATTCTGCAGGCGGAACTGTTCCTGACCAATTAGGAGATCTTGCTCCAGGTGAATTTGCATTGTACAATCTTGATGATGGTGTGATGGATAGCGATGGAACAAGAGATCATTTAAGACTAGAATTAAGCTGTGCAACGGCAGCTCAGACTACTACTGCTACAGTGATGTTCTGGGAAATGGATGCATAATAATATTTAAAATAAAAAATAATGGCAACTATAAAAGTAAATTTAAGCATTAATAGTTCTGACGTACTTCCATTTGTTGTAGCTATAGATGAAACTAAAGAAATTAGTACTGCATCCGATACAAATGCTAATGCTTCTAGTATGGGGCAACTCGTGTGTAGTAGTACTGACGCTAAAACAATTAACACTGAAATTGATGGAGGTGTTGATAATAGAGCATTAGTATATATTAAGAATACAGGTTCAGTCGCTACAGGAGGAGTAGCCGCAGATCCTAATATTATTGTAGATGATGAGGCTACTCCTATTATGGAAATTGCTCCAGGTGAGTTTTGCTTTCTTCCTTACAATGGAGGAGCAAATTCTACGCTTACTGTAGAAACTGCATCAGGTACAGGATACTGTGAATTCTTAGTAATCGAGCTTACATAATATGGCATCATGTGTACATGGGCGTGAGCCTTCTCACCTATGTGGGATCTGTATCAAAGAACGCAACTATCTTCAATTTGGAGGTATTTATGCGGGAGAAGTAGGGACCCCACTAAAAGGAAGAAAAGTATCTAGCATTAACTATGATGCAGAAGATGCTTTTGAAAAAGAAAATGCTGAAGCTAAAGAACAAGCTATGAAAGATTTTATCTTAGATAGTTTTGGCGGATTTAATAAGGAAGAGGAAGATGTTGACTAGCAAATTCATACGACTAGAGAATACAAAAACTAAACTCGCAGGAGATAGTTTTTCTGTAACTGCAGTCGATGATGCTTATTATAGCGACTCTGCAGGTAGTCTAAACTCCGATTATGGTAAAATTACTATAACAGGGGTAGGAACTGCTTTCAATAGTGCGCTAAATGTAGGCGATGTTATTCAATTATGTACAGATCTTGAATCCTACAATAAATACATACTTAATACAGCAGGGGCTAATTTTAAAAAGAAATATAGTGTAAATTATGAAGTAATTGTAGAAGAATATATTGTAACTGCAAAATCGGGAACTTCTGATACTGAAGTTTTTGTAAAACCATATTCAGATTATCAAGAAGAGTTTGACGCAATGGTTAAAAGAGCGGCAGGATATTTATGTGTTTCTTCTACAAGAAGTGCTTATGATAAAGCAACAGGAACAGGAAATGTAAAAACATGTTCTCCTATTTTGTTTTACACTGCATATATAAAACCGTTAACTAATTCTAAAACAAGTGATAAGATAGTTCATATAGATCAGATATCACATTTTCATATTAACACTAGTAATGCTCAAAATATGGATGTTCATTTTGCAGATACTGGTAATGGAGCTACTCGTACTTTAACAGTGCATAATTGTTTTGATTATTTGAATCATATATTAAAACCATATACTCAAATAGAATCTCAAAGAGTTTTCTATAGATATCCTGATTTAGACCAAGCTAAAGATAGTCCTACTTTATATTCAAATTATAAACCTTAATGTTAGTATCTGAAATCATATCAAGAGTAAGAGCACTTTATAATAAAGGGCAAGCATCAGATGATTCTAAATTATCTGATAGGCTTATTTATGCAAAAGTAGAATCAGCTCGGACGTTACTTATTAAAAGGGAAATTGATAAAAAACGACAGATTTCAGATTGGATAGTACAAACTATTGAATGCTTTGAACTTACTCCTGCAAAAATAAATGAATGTCCTTGCGCAGTTCCTCCAGGATGTAACGTATTGAAATCTACAAAAAAGGTACCTAAGCCTATTCAATCTGCAATAGGTCCTGAATTAGAGTTTGTCACCAACATGAATGGAGATGTTGTATACTCTAAAACAAATTGGGTTAAAAGGAGATATAAATCAGGAGATAAGTATACTAAAGATAAACCTGAATATCTTATAAAAGATGACTATTTGTTTCTAATACAAAAAAAGAAACTACTGAAGTTTATAACTATAGGTGGGGTATTTGAAAAACCCATAGAAGCTGCATATGCAGATGCATGTAGTAACACAGAATGTACCCATCCTTATGAACAAGAGTTTCCTATAGATGGGCATTTAATAGATGCGTTAGTGCAAATGGCTTCCCAAGAGTTAATTCAAATATTTAAAACAGTCCCTTCTGATGTTCTAAATAATGCAACAGAAGACCAAGGTGCGGTTCCTCAACAACCACGACAGCAACGACAATGAGAAAAAGCAAAACCATAAAAGACGCTTATAAGGATTATGCTGCAGAGAACAATGCCGTAAAAGGCATTGATAAGTATTTCAATGTAGATTATAAAACCTACAAACAAGTATGTATTGCTTTTAACAAAAAAGTATCAGATGAAATTTTAACATCTGCATTTGAATTTAAAATGCCTTCTGCAATAGGCAGAATAAGAATTAAGAAACTAAAAGCCAGTAAAACTCAAAGACGAGTAGACTGGGATACAACAAAGAAAAATAATGTTAAAGTATATCATTTGAATTTTCATACAGATGAAAACTATTATAAGTGGTTTTGGCATAAACAAAAAAATGTTTTTAAAAACAAGTCTGCTTATTCTTTTATTCCTACAAGGAATAATAAAAGAACTTTAGCTAGATTATTAAAAGAGAATAAAGTAGAATTTTTTAATTAAAAATTATGGCAACTACAACAGCAAGACTAACATTGACCAGTGGGGATTTATTATCTGACCAACTTAATCTAAGTGTAAGCATGGAGTTAAATGCTGCAGGCACTAAAACTGGCATGACAAAAACAACAGGTCTAAGAAGACAGACATTTGCTAATACAAACGAGACCAAGATTTTAGAAGCAGATGACTATACAGATAATGAATCTTCTCGCCTATATATTAAAAATATATCAAGCACTACGGGAAGATATGTAGATATTTTCTTAGGGCCTTCTGGATCTTCAACTAAAATTGGAAGACTCTATGACGGTGAGTGGGCACTTATTCCTTGGGCTAATACCGCAGATATTAATCTGCAGGTCAGCAATACAGATATAATTTTTGAATGGACCCTAATCTATCAATAAGAAATATGTAAAAGTGATTAATCATGTCAACAACAGCTCAAGAAATAGCACTGATGAAGAGGGATATAGAGGATTTATCTGAAAAGGTAGATAAGATGGATGAAAAGATAGACAATCTTACCAAAATACTACTTAACCCTGAAGAGGGCTTTGTTGTAAAGGTTAATAAAAACACAGAGTTTAGAAATGATATGATTCCGTTATTGGAAGAAATAAAAGCTATGCAACGATGGCGCAAAGGAGTCAACTGGACTATCCGAGCAGTTGTATTAGCTTTAATAGCAGCATTAACTAAACTCTTTTTAAAATAAATAAAATGGAAAAAATTACTAAAGCAATAGAAGACGTTATAGAGTTTATCTCTTTTGGCAAAGTAAAACTTTGTATTTGTGTGAATAAAGAATGCAAAGGAAAAAAAGACTGTAAAAAAGCAAAGTAAGATATTATGAGTCAAGTAAAGCTTACAAGTATAGATAGAGTTATTTCAGGTCTTTATAGAGACCTTAAACCTGCTATTGAAATCAACGAAAGTGATATGATAGAGTGGGCAGGAGAGGCTCTTGAACATATTGGAGCTTACTCTCAGTGGGACGAACGGGTAGAGTACATAAAAATAAGTGACTATCGAGCACTTATTCCTTGTGGAATGCATAAGATTATTCAAGTTGCATATAAGTTTACTGATAACACTCCAGCCGAAACAGCCACTCTTACTACATGTGATAGCAGTGAAGAAACATGCACTAATCCTGCTTGCACTTCTTGTGATACAGCTACTTGTGGAGACGATCTTTGCTCTAAAACTTCACAATTAATTTCTAATGCGGAGCTGTTTTTAGAATACTATAAGCCTACAAGCATTAGATATTCACAATACTATAATTCAAATTTTAAGCCTCTTAGATTAGCAACAAGTCCTTACTCTAAAGCAGCTTCAATGCATTGTAGTAATTGTGTAAATCTCACCGCTAATTGCGAACAAGAGTATACTATTGACCATCCATATATAAGAACTGACTTCAAAGAAGGTTATATCTGCTTATCTTATTTAGGACAAGCATTAGACGAACAAGGGTATCCTATGATACCTGACGAAGTTAGCTACGTGGAAGCTATAAAAAGATACATTGTATATAAGGTTAAATATTCTGAATTTATTCAAGGTGTTATAAATCCACAAGTATTTGCTAAGCTAGAAGATGATTGGCATTGGTACTGTAGACAAGCAAGAGGTAAGGCAAATATGCCTGACACAGTAGATAAGCTTGAAAATCTATTACAACAACGACAACGACTTATTCCTAAAATTAATAGGTACTACGGTTTCTTTGGAAACCTTGCTTCAAAAGAAGCATTGAACCTTGGTAATAATGCACGTTAATGGCAGACGATAAGAAAAATAAAACTCCCCAAAAACCATCAGGTGTAATATCAAGCTCTTTTTCAAAGGGCTTATTTTTGGATTCTCCTATATCTACACAACCTGAAGGTACTTATAGATGGGCTTTAAATGCTATCCAAGAAAATGAATCTGGTGATTTAGGATTCCTATCAAATGAAGTAGGTAATTTTGAATGTGCAGATTTTGGAAAAGATTGGGTTGTAATTGGAGGAATATATCTTAAAGATTCGGAGTTTGTAGTTTTCCTTGCACCTAACGGTGATTTATACGAAGGCCACGGAAAGATTGTAAAAGTAAATAAAGATTGCAGTGTAACTACTCTTATATGGTCAAACTGTTTAAATTTTAAAGTTAACAAACAGATACAGGCTGTACAACGTATTCTAGGTGGATGTGAGTTACATATATATTTTACAGATAACAATAATGATATTCGACATATAAATATCGACTCATTAGAAGATTATCTAAAAGAAGCACTTACTGTTAGAGATATAAGTCAAAATGATCCTAATATATGGGATTGTGAAAAAATGAAGCTTTGGCCTGATTTTGATATGGCCTGTATAAATTTTCACGAATTAAACGAAAGCGGTGCGTTAGATTCGGGCGTATATCAATTTGCAGTTCAGTATTTAGATAGGAATCTAAATTCAACTAATTGGTCGCCTATTACACAGCCTATCCCTGTATATCTGGACGAGGTTACTAATTCTGCTCTATCTATAAAAGGTACTGATGGGCCTACTAATAAAGCTATTGTTTTAAGGCTAAGCAATCTTGATGCTTCATTTTCTTATATAAGACTTGCTGTAATACCTAGTACTTCTCAAACGGGGTTACCTGATGGTGATGGGTATATATTCAGAGACATTGCAATACCGCAAGGAGAAAACAGAGACGAACCTGGGGAAGTATTTGTTTCTGTAGATAGACTAGATAAGGACGATGTAAGAAGAGTATCTCTTGAAAGTATAAATACTCCTAGAAAGATTTACCAAACTGCCAAAACAGTTACTCAGGTAAAGAATAGACTTATACTAGGAAATCTAAAAGAGAATGTAATAGATCATGCTGCATTTCAAAAAAATGCAAATGATATACAGGTAAAGTATGTAACTCAAACTTTGTCTGCAGAAGACGCTACAAAAGATTCTGTACAATCTGGTAGCTATTATTTTGACTACCGCTCTTATATGCGAGATGAAATATATGCGTTAGGTATTGTATGGGTATTTAAAGACGGTACAGAAACATTTGCATATCATATCCCAGGTAGAGAAAAAGACAAATATTCTGATAAAACAGACGCTCCTGATGTAGGAGATCCTAATAATCCTATAGATCAAAACTCGCCTTTAGAAAATTTAGGATACCCTGAGCATAATAGGCCAATTGCTAATGGAGGAGGATGGGATAGTTCAGTAATTGTAAATCCTAACGATTACGAATCAACTGACAATATAAATGTACATCACTATTTACCTAACACTACAACTAGTGACGGCAGAATAGAAAGATGGGAAGTATATAATACGGCAGTTAGAACTGGTAAAGAAATTTTAGATGATACTTTTATTAAAGGCGATGCTCAATATGTAACAAGAGGTGAAATGGGATATTACCAATGTAGATATACTAGATATCCCAATACTTTAGATTGTAATGGCTACCCTGTTTATCCTTATAATAAAAAAGTAGCACCTGTTCCTGATATAGGAAATGTACATCAGAATCTTATAGATGCCGCATATGCAGCATGGGACCCAGAAGGAACAGATCGTACAGGTAATGGATATTATATTGACCCAGACGGAGTAGAAACTCTAGCATATGAGATGAGTTATATTAGGCATCATAGAATGCCTGATACTACATTAGAGCCACATCAATATGGAGATAAAAATATAAAGAATGGCGGCCTACATGGATTTGCAGGTATACCACATGGATCAGATGATGGCACTGAGGTAGGGGCAGCTCCTAAAATATCTACTCTTGGTGTACAAGTGTTAAATATTAAACCACCTGCAGAATACGCAAACCTTATTCAAGGTTATAAAATTGTAAGAGCAGAACAGGGAGATGACGATAAAACTGTAATAGATAAAGGGATTGTATATTATAACCATTTTGCTTTTAAATTTTGGCAAGGTAGATATGCATTAAGCGGTGATATAAATCAATGTGCTTGGATGCAACAAGGCAATCATTACAATAAACATATAACAAGTTTTGCATGTGTAAGAGGTGGTTATAGAAAAGTAGACATTTGTGATTTTGGGGTAACACCTAATATGAATGCTTTTGGAAATAAAGATGGTCAGGTATCTATAGCTACTGATAATTGTTATTGTGCAAAATTTGGTGGGAATAATCATGGCATGTCATCTGGATTCACTGCTAATTTTGGAATAGGAGCAGGTGCAGATGTAGGATCGTGTTTAATATGTAATAGCTCACCATTAGATTTTTCAACTCCGTGGTCTCTCGCAACTAGTGCTGAACAAGGAGGGCAAGATCAAACTGCATTTATGAATATGCTTACTCAGCAAGATGGATGGTATGAATGGCTCGGTCAAGGTCTTGGAGATGCTCGTAATTGGCATGACTCTTTAGCTTTTGGGCAAGGATATCCTAATGCTGCATGGGGATGGTATAAGCCTGATAATATGGCCTGTCTTGCATTGCAAGAATTAAATGAAATAACTGGTGAACTAACTGGAGTTCCTAATCTAATTGCAGATCCTGAAGGATTTGACCTTGATGATAGATCTTACCAAGAAGGTATAAATGTAGGATACAGTCAAGATATAATTGTATACCCAAATGCAAGTGTTTCTTATCATGGGCCAAAAGCTAAATTTGGAAAAATAACTAATGCTGAGTATGTTAAAGTAGAAAGAGTTCTTATTGGGTATACTCAAAATATTATCTGTAATACCGCATGCTGTCCTACTGATGATGGCGGAGGCACTCATCAAAGTAATTATGATAGATATGCCCACACTCTTACAGGAGGATTAGATCCTAACAACACATCTTCACCTACTACTGCGGATGGATATAATTGGGATAACGGAGGAGACGGATCTGGTTTGAGTGGTATAGGTATAGATGGAGCAACAGGAGCAGGGCAAAGATATGATGCGAATGCTACTTATATATACACAAGAGCATCGTTCCATCATTCGGGAGTTCCTTATTCTAATATATCAGAAGGGGTTAAAAGCATGTATAATCCTACATGGCCTGCTGATGATTGCTTTGGAGAAGGATCTGTGTTAGCGGGAGGAAATGACTCTAAACCTGAAAATGCTTGGAATAGAGATAATTATGGTATATATAATCAACCTTTATGTAATATACGTATAGATGATTACATGCAGCTAGATGCATTTCAGCAAGTCTTTAGTTTAAATTTTGGAGACGTTCCATTTGATAATAATACTGCAATGGAATGTATGCCTATAAGTTTTAAAACAAAAAGAAACGAAAAAGGAAAAAAGAATTGGTTCAGACTTCCATATCCTGGAAACAACGCAGGATATAACAGATGGATAAATACAAATGTTATGCAAGCTTGTAACCGAAATCCTGACGGTTCAGGTTCAACATATTATGGAGCAGGAACTAATGACCCTATAATAGATGGGCCATCACAATTTCAATTTCCACTAGACTCTTCTTTTTCTTTAAGTACTTGTGATAGATTAGAAAATTATACTTTCTCTAATTTATGTGAAGGAGAATATAATACTCCAGATGATACTTTAAATAATTTAACTACAAGAGGTAGAATAACTGCTTACTATGTATCTATTAAGAAAAACTCTTATGATGCATATAGTAATATAAATTCATTAGTATATCATAGTACTCATAATTGCATTCAATTTATAGATAAAGGGAACCCTAGAAAGACTGTTAGTTCTGACTTTTTATTCGGAGGAGATTCTTTTGTATCAAGATTTGCTTTTAAGCATACTCAATATAATGCTAGATGTGGAAATCAAATAACAACTCCTGGAACTCCAGATATTTGGGACGCTTTAGATTTAGCAAATCTTTTACCTAGTGAGAGCTGTCAAGATGCAGAAACTTTTAATTATGGTATAAACAATAAAATAGTTTCTGGAAAGCCTGATATATATGAAAGTATGGGAGGGACTACTGTAGCTCCTCATTCTCAATTATATAGAATAGGTATATTTAATCATATATCTTGGTATTGGACAGAATCTTATATAAATACAGAACTTCGTACAGGTACCGATAAACCTGGAGAATGGTTCTATCCATATCACTTTGAAGGAGACAATGCAACTTTTGGTGCTCTTAAATTTGTAGACGAATTAGACTACCACGACACAGGTTGGGGAGGCGGTCCTTTTCAAGATCAGGAAGTTCCTCAGAGTTTTACAATGAACCCTGACTACAATAGACAAAACACTGAAAACTTTTATCTGGCTCCACCTAAAGAATTTGATTTTTGTAATGATTGTTTTGAGCGTCATCCTTATAGGATAGCATATTCAGAACAGTCGTTCCAAGAACAACAGCAAGATAATTATGGATCGTTCTTAACCGAAAACTATAGAGACATACCTTCTCATAAAGGAGAAGTATGGAACATGTTTGAATTGAACAACAGTTTGTTCATTCATACAGAAGAGTCAATGTGGCGGGTAGAACCTTCTAGAAATATGGTACCTACAGATGAGTCCAGTATTTATGTAGGAACAGGAGATTTCTTCAGTGAAGAAGTGCGAGAGATAGTAGAGTCTGATACAGGGTATTTAGGGTGTCAGTCTCAGTGGGCTACTTTGGTAAATGAGGCAGGAGTATTCTGGCCAGACTTTAGGCAAGGTGCTGTATACCTGCAACAGAAAGGTCCTGAAAATATTTCTAATAAAGGATTGAAAAATTGGTTCCAGGAGAATATGCAAATCTCTATATATAATCAATATAAAGATATATATGGAGAACCGTTCCCTGCAATTGACAATCCTGCAAATCCTGCGGGTGCTGGGTATTTGGCTGTTTATGATGGAAGACATAACAGACTTATACTTACTAAAAAAGATTATGAATTAAAAGCACCTTTTAATACTACTGATCCCAATAGTGAGTATTACCAAGTTATTCAGATGAATAAAGAATATGGTAACTGGGAAATAAATAGTGATTCTTGTGATTGCAGAGATTGGAAAATACCTCAATATGAACAATACGAAGATTACGAAGTATTTAGTCAAAGTGACCCAATTACCCAAGAGCCATTATGTCTCCATACTTATACAGATGAGTTTGGTGTAAACCATAGCTTTACTGTTGGATGTAGAGGAAGAAGGCTTAGCCAAACTGGAGAGGTTTGTATAGATTGCGATTCTATAGATGATATTATTGAAATACCATTAGCTAGTACAGGACAGGGGGAAAGCAGACCTTGGCGAGGAAAGCTTTCAGATATATTTGAATGTCGCAATTGGACTGTAAGCTATTCTATATTAACAAGAGCGTGGGGATCATGGCATTCTTATTTGCCTAATTATTATCTATCAGGAAAAGACTTTTTCTTGAGTGGTAATAATCGTATGATATTCCCAGATGCTAATACTGATCCTACTACTTTATACAGGCCTGATCCTAATATAGGATGGAAGCATGATTTAAATACTGACCATAGTAATTATCAAAGTTACTATGGATGTATTAAGCCGCACATCGTAGAAATGGCAACAACTAGCAACCCAACTACAGCAAGTGTTGCAGAAAGTTTACATTTCATAACAGATGCTTCTATGTATAAAGAAGACACTAAAGAATATGTAGACCAAAGATATGTGACATTCGATAGTGGGTATTTATATAATAGTTATCAAATTACAGATATATTAAACTTTACAGTTAAAGACACAAGTATAGTTAATATGTCTGTAACCTCTGTAACAGAAAGTTACAACTCTTGCCTATTAGATAGGAAAGAAAGAGTATGGGGAATAAATGGATTTAGAGATATGGCTATAGATAGAAACATATCTAACCCACCATCTTTATTCAGTTCTTCATGGGAAGATACACAGTCTGAATACTACATAGATAAAGTTATTAATCCTTTAGCTGTAGATAAAGATAAAAATTGGTTTGAAAGAGGTAGACTTTTAGATAAGTACTTGGCTATTAGACTGTTTTTTAGTAATTTAGCAAATCCTGGTAAACACAAGTTAGTCACTAACTTCTTGTTCGGTGTTTCTAAACAAAGTCCTAGATAATGAAAAGAAAAAATAAACGTAAATACGAAGAAGGAGGAACTGCTGGAGGTACTATGCAAGTACGTACCAGATTAAATACTATGCCAAGGATTGACCAAGTTCAAGAACCTTTTCCTTTTCTACCGCCATTGGCAGAAATGGCTCTTCAACATCCACTAGCTCCCCATAATATTCTAGGAGGAGGAATGCTAGGAGGAATGATGATGAAAAACGGAGGAGATGCTGAGTATTCTTTTGGAGGCAATGCTCAGAATCGTAGAACAATGGACGAGATTGCCAGACTTAATTATAACGATGCTTTGCAAAAAGCAGATACTCAGAGAATGGCAGGAATACCATTTTTTGGATATGGGCCAAGAGAGCAGCATATAACAGAAGGACCTCGCACTCAAACTGGAAATCCTTTTCAGGATGTAGAAAATCTTAGAGCACATGCTTATAGACATGTAATACCACGTAACAACAGAGGAAATATGGGAATGCTTGCAAACATGATGGGGATGGCTCCTATGCCATTTGCAAATGGAGGAGAGGTTCCAGATGAATATCTTACAGGTGCGGCATCTGATTCTGACATTACAGTACCTGGAGGAACCCCTGTAGATATTAATGCAGAGAGTCAAGAGTTTATTGAAACTCCTGAGGGAGAAGGGTTTAAGATACCAGGTAATGTATCTCATGAAAATACATCTTTACGTCCTGAAGGGGGAGTTAATATGACTGTACCTGAAAATAGTTTTATCTATCCTAAAGGTAAGTGGACAAAGAGAAAAGAATCTAGAGAAAAGCAAGCTCAAAATTTATACAAAGAATTAGAAAAGCTAGGTAAAGCTGAAGGAATACTTGAAGACAATTATAAGAAGAACTCTATATTACAGAAGTTAAAGAATCTTCAACTAGAAGATGAATCAGATCGTTATGAAATAACTAAGATCAAAGAAGCTAAAGAAGCTCAAGGTGCTGATTCTAGAGGATTTCAAGACGGAGGACATGCAGAAAAAAAGAAAAAAGTAGCAAAATTAGTTGAAGAAGCGTGGGGAGAAGTATCTGATAAAACAGGATATAGTAAAAAAGAAGTAGCTAGTGGAAAAGCTGCTGAAGAATTTGCAATTGCTCTTAATGCCATATTTAAACGTGAAAATATATTATTAAGTGCTTTTGACTTAAATGATCCAACTAAAATATCTATTGAAGAGATAGATAGTGAAAGTGGGATTATGTCGGGTAGGACAAGAAAAGAAGTTTCTCTTCCAGTAGAAGCAGATGGTAGTATATCAGGATCATTAGGAGATGCTGCAACTAAAGCTAAAGGATGGTGGGAAGGCAAAGGAAAAGGATTTTTACCTTTTATAGGCGCAGAAGAGAATATAGCCAATAAAATAAAAGTGCGTCAAAAAGCAAGAAAAGATTTTACTGATAATCTTTCAGATGTTATTACAGATGCTATTGTTAATCCCCAACCTTTTAGTTTCCGAGGCGAGTCTGCTGAAGAGGCAAAAAGAGAAACTATTTGGGACGAAGCAGCTCAAAAGTGGAGACCACCTACGGAAAGAGAAATACTTGATCGTATGGACATACCTGGAGCTATAACAGACCCTGGAGTATCAGGAGGATATGAACCAAGTGATATACCAGAAAGTGATTTTATATCTCCTGGACCACCTGATCTTAGGTCTGGACCAGAACCAGGCGATATTCCTGAGGATGACTTTATTTTACCAGATGACCCTAGACTAGGACCTGGAGGTGGCACTACTTCTACCACTACACCGTCTACTACTTCACCTACCACTACTTCGCCTACCACTACTGTTACACCAGAAGAGGAAGAAGAAGACTTCTATAAAGTAAAAGGATTTGGAAAAGATGTAGATGATCTTGCATCTAAAATAGGTAAAGAAGGAAAAGAAGAAGGAGAAGAGTTTGATTCAGGAAACTATCTAGAAAGAGCTAAAAGAATTGGAGCTGACTATATAAATAATCAAAGTCAATTGCTTCAGTTGATGTTCCCTGGAGGACCTGAAAGAAAATTTCCTAATTACTGGAAAGGAATACAAAATAAGTCTTTAAGAGACTTAGATAAAATGGCTGGTATTGTAGATCAGCAAAATAAAATTGCAAAGAAAGATTCTAATATAGACTTTGCAACTATGAAAGATATGATTGCAGATTATAACCCACAAAGACAGGGGGCTAAATTTGCAGGATTATTTAATGCAAAAAGAAACCAAGATAGAAAACAATACTTAGCAGATTTAAATGCAAAAGCAAAGATACTAGGTATGAAAGCTAATTATAATTTTAAAGGAGAAACTCTTAGTAGAAAAGGAGCAGATAAAGCTTTAGAATTAGAAGATCAATGGAGAACTGCATATGGACAATCATATGGAGCTTTAAATAATTTTATGTATCAAGATGCTGCATCAAACTTAAGAACAGCAAAAGACCTAGAGTTAGAAGCGATGAAGTTTAACTCTTTAAATGATGCCTTTGGGTTCCAAACTGACAATCAAGGCAACTTAACAATGAAAAAAAATAAACCAATGGAAACAGTTAAAAACGGAGGCCCGATTAGAAGGAAATATAAAAGAGGGTCTGTAGTAAAAAAGATGTATGATAATAGAGCGTCAAATCCTTCACCAAATATGACTAGCGATAGAGATCCTTATTTTTGGGGAGCACTAGCCAAAGTTGCTGCTCCTTTAGTTGGTAACCTTTTAGGAGGTGTGCTAGGCGGAGGAGATAAAGAAGAAGACAAAGGTGGAGGTGGAGGCCTTCTCGGTGGTCTTCTTGGTGGAGGAGGCGGAGGCCTTGGAAGCCTTCTAGGAGGACTATTTGAACACGGAGGACATACTAATCGTTACGGAAATGGAGGGCCTAGCCTACCTGGACTAGGAGGCGGAGGCGGAGGCTTCCCTAAACCACCTGGATTTGGTGGTGGAGGAGGATTTCCAATGCCCCCAGGAATGGGAGGCGGTGGAAGAGGGTTCCCAAAGCCTCCAGGTTTTGGTGGAGGTTTCCCAGGTCTAGGAGGAGGAAATAATCTTCAAGGATTACTAGGGTCTCATCCTGGAATTGCAGGTCCAATGGCACTTGGAAGAGGTATTCAAAATGCTCAAAGCCCTCAAGATTTTCTAGGACTTCATCCAGGAATTATGGTACCACAAATGATGGGAAATGCTTTTGGTACTCTTGGAGGAGGAATGTCTTTCCGTAATGGAGGAAGAGCTAATGGAAGGCCTTCTTATGGTCCTGGTGCATTTGTAGACCCACCAGAAGCACCTACTACTGGAGGTAGCGGTGGTATGGACTGGGGAAATATATTACAAGGATTAATAGGATTTAACCCAATGGCTCAACAAATGCCAGATCCAGATGCAATTCCAAAACCTACACAGCCTGGAGCAGGTGCAACACAGGAAGAGTGGGAAAACTATTATAAGCTACTTGCTATGTGGCAAAAGATGAGCAAGAAACCTGAGCAGCAATCACAGCCAGGAGGACTACTTGGAAGTATACTCGGAGGAGGAGATAAAAAAGGAGGTGGAATTGATAGCCTTTTAAATATGATGCCTCATAGACAAATGATGAACATGATGGGTCAACGAGGAATGGGCATGGGCATGATGCCAGGAATGGGAGGTATGCCAGGAATGGGAAGTGGCGCAGCACTTAGACAACAACAAGCAAACTATCTAAATAGTAGAAATCCATATTTCGCATAATTTTAATTAATATTTTAACTTGAACAATGGGAAGGTTTTATCAGCATACCACGAGTCCCGTAGTTGATTATAGCTACGATATACCTTTTACTGAGCTGTGGAAAGCTTTGGAATACAAGCAAGGCAGACAAGACGCTGCTTTGCAAAAACTAAGTATTGCAAAAGATAAGCTTACTAATATTGAATATATTCCAGGTTCAAGTGATGAAGAATATTTGAAACAAAAGCAAGCTGAGTATGATGCTCTTTCTGAGCAAGTATCAGGTATGGATCTAAGTGGTAATCAAGCTGCTTTAAATACTGCTATCTCTGAATTTGCAGATGATCCTAAATTGGCTAACGTCCAACGTAATGCTACATTCTTTAAAGAGCAGCAAGACAGAATGCAACAACTTGCTGATTCAGGCATGCTTGACTACAACAATCTTCCTGATTGGGCAGGTCAAACTGATTTTGGAAATAATATACTTAGCGAAAGAGTAATGGGTATTGTAGATCCTTATCCTCAAGGAGATGCATATTTTGCAGGTGTAGATAAAGATGCTGTTGCTCGTAATCCTAGTATACTAGATAATATTTTAAACGAGTCTTTAGATGTTTTTAGAGATAGTGGTGTAATACAAAATTATGTACGAACTAAAGGAGGAGACCCAACTGATCCAGTACAAAGACATGCGGCAGCTAGAGAAGTATTAGAAGCTGCAAAGGCTAAGTATCTTAATAACTTAGGTATAGACCCAATTACAGGAGAAACTGTTACTTCTGGTCCTACTGATGGTGCTTCGGCTGACCTTACATCTGTAAATTTAATTACTCAAGCGGCAGACGGAAACGCAGGAACTGTATCTGATAAAGTTCTTGCGGAGGAATTAGGATGGTCTTTCGTAGACGAGCTAGATAGTAAGGGAGACAAAACAGGAAGAAAACTTGTGACAGTAAATATGTCTAATAGAGAGGCTGTAGCAGGAGAGTCGCAAAATATAAATATTATTGAAAATTTAGATGTAGCAAATCTTAAAAAACTTGCTGAAAAATTTAATATAAATGCAGAAGAAAAAACTGACGAACAGTTAAGAAAAGATGTTGGAGGATATTTAATAGCACAAAAGTTTTATGATACATCTATTTTTAGAGAGCTAGAAAATCCTGAAGATGACGAAGATTATGATGAAATTCTTGCAGGAGTAGATTCTGAAGAAGGAAGAGCAGAGGCAGAAAGAATAAAAAACAGACCTACAGATGAAGCAAAACTTCAAAAACTTAGAGAAAAAAATGAAGAAGTAACAATAAGAACTGGAGTGTCTCCATTAACTTTTAATCCTGACGGAACTTATACAACTAATTATCCTGTAAATGAAAAAAAATATGACGCAGATGGAAATGTAATATCAGATTCTGATTATTTAAGTAGGTTATTTAATATGGATGTAAAAGGTCCAATTGACGTTCATGTTGCAGGCGGGAATAACTTTGTATATAAAAATGGTAAACCATACATACAAGGATATTATACTTTTGACGAAAATAAAGGAGATGAACTATTTGATCCTGAAAGCCCTTTTCCTAGTGTTATAGGTACATTTGGATGGGTAGAAGAATTATCAGACGAATTAGGACTTGTAGAAAAGGTAAAAGATAAAGGTTACGTTTTCGATGCTGATGATGATAATATCTACCGATTGCCGATTTTAATTCCATTATCTGGACAAGAGTTTAATGATGTAATGGAAGGTGTAGACCAAGAGGCGATGGGTCTAGGAGAAAAAGAAATACGAGAAGGAAGAGAATCAAGACAGAGAAAAAGAAAAGATGCTATTAGATCAGCAGGTAATAATGCTATATTAGAAAATGTATCGGCAGTTAGAGATAATACTAAACAATTAGTAATTAATCATCTTGAAACGCAGGGAATAAATGATTGGCCTGCAACGAATGCACCAGGTTACGCTAGAAAAGCTAAGTTATTTATGCAAAATAGTGATATGTCTGCTGCTACTAAAAATGAAATAAACTCATTTATAGAAGCAAATACAGACGCTAATGGAAAACTAACTAGCGATGCAAATGTGGATCAAATGTCAAACTTCTTTACAGAAGTTGCTATTTTTAATCAAAGACTAACTTCTCAATTAAGCAATCCTAATCTTTCTGAAAATGAAAAGAAAGAGCTTCAAAAAATGTATTCAAATGCTTTTGTAAATAAATTTAATGCACTGACAGGAAAAGATATTACCTCTGCAACTGCTGAAGATGTAAAATCTTTTGGACTATCTCACACAGGAGGAGGAACATATAGAATAGACGATATAAATACTTTTAAATCAGGAGTTGCTAGTTGGGCAGACTCTAAAGGGTTACTTAAAATAGATAATAATATAAAAGGCATTTCTTTTAACTCTGATATAACTTCTGCTAAAGATATTTATGGGTCAAAAGTATCTTCTCCATATTTAAGTCCTAAAACTGCAAAAGCATTAAAAGATATTGGTACCTTAGCAAGCAGTCCTAAATATGGATTAAAAATAGGAGTAAATTCTATGGGTAGACCACAAGCAGTTCAAAATATGCTTTTTGATTCTGCAGACCATGAAGCAGCAAAAACATCTGCACATAGTCAAGGAAGAGCAATAGATTTTGATGTAACTAGCGGAAGCCAAAAAGAAAAAATTATTCTAATGGCGTTAGATAACTCTGTAGGCACAAAAGGCTATCACAAATACTACCATGACGGGCATTTGCACGTAGAGATAAAATAATACTTACATATATTAAAACATGGCTGAAAGATATCGTCCTATAACTCAATATGATGAACAATTTGAGGATAAAGAAGTAGAACAATCTGAAAAGAATCGTGATAATATTGAGTTATTTGAGCAATCTACGTCTTTTGATCCTGCAGATTTATTATTGTTATCTAAAGAAGAAGCTAAAGCTACTTTAGATGCAGAACGTGCTGCAAAAGACCCACAAGCATTTGCTTCTGTAGAAAGCAGCAAAGAGGGCTTGGCATTAGCCGAAGGAAAGACACCAGGAGGAAATCTTTTAGGGCACGGAAGGCAACGAATTGTTTACAATGTTCAGGATATAATGAATCCTGAAATAGATAAAGACGGGTCTTTGGCTGCATCTATAGGTCTACCAAGAGATATTCGTAAAAATTGGAATGTTTTAACGCATGCTATTGATACTATTCGTACAGAAAAGCTAAAAGGTCAAAATCTAGAAAGCTCTATTACGATAAAAGAAATACGACAAAAAGCTGCTAATCAAGAAAGAGAATTAACTGAAGATGAAATAGAAGAGGTAGCAGAACTTGAGGCAGATATTCAAGAAAATTTAGAGGGAATAGAAAGTAATGAAGCTCAAAATAAAGATAGAGAAAGAATAATTGGTGAGTATTGGCTTAATCAATTAGAAGAAGATAAGCAAAGAGGGGGAGGATTTTTTGGACTAAATAGTATATCAGAATTAGCAGATAGTTTAGGAGGCAGTTATTCTGAAATTACAACTATGGCTCAAACATATGCAGCAGGTTATGCATTTAGAACGGGGCTAAGGTATGCAGCAGGTGCGGCTGCTTCTTATACTTTGGGCACAGGCTCATCAGGATGGTGGGGACCCCAAGCTATTGCAGGAGCCGCATTAACTTTAGGAGGATTTGCCTGGGGTGCAATTTCTCAATATAATCAGCGATCTGCAGAATCATACGCAGAAATGTATGGAGCATATGATTCTAAAGTTGCAGAAGATATAAATCATTTTAGGCTAGTAAATGGCAGAGAGCCTAACGAAGAAGAGATAGCAAAAATAAAAAGTGCTGCAGAATATGGTATACAAGATGTATACGAACAAAATATGGCACTTCTTACAGGAGATGCTATAGAAATGGCTTTAGCATTTGTACCCTGGTGGAATAAACTTAGAGCAATAGGTACAGGAGTTTCAAATCCATATTTAAGAAAAGCTGCACAAGCAGGTGTTGGGGGAGCTTTTATGGTAGGCGGAGGTATTACTGAGCAGATGGAAGAAGGCTATCAGCACTTAATACAAGAGAATTACCAAGATGGTGAATATGGAGAAGAAGGATTTTGGAGAGCAGTCGGTAATAGTATAGGTACTTATGGCGAAACAGCCAAAGGAGTAGCATTACATGCATTGACGGGGCTATTTGATTATAGAGCTATTGGAACCAGGACAGCTTCTTCAGGATTTAGAGCTGCTGCAAATTCAGGTATGGCCCTTGGTTTAGCAATGGGTGGAGGACATGCTGCTGCAGGTAAGGTTATTCAAAAAGGTACAGACAAATATAACATGCAAAGATATGGCGCAGATGCCGATCTTATAATGGGACAGTTTGGCCCACAAGCAGTTGAAGATAAAGTAATTGCTGAAGAACAAAGAGTAGCGAGGCTAAAATGGTTATTTGAAAAAACAAAAGAAGGAAAAGGTAATTTTCTAGATAAACAAGGAGTTAGAAGACTAGCAAAAGCTTATCAAACACTTAAACAAATTGATGAGTCAATATTTGAAGGCGTAGATGAAAAAGAAATGCTGCAGTCTTTTGCTGCTGCAGAACATTTTTCAGATCTATTAAGTGAAGAGAAATTTTCTGACCTTACAGAACCAGGAGCTGAAAATGCTTTCATACAGCTTATGAGATTCTCGGAAGTTGCGAGAGAACAAAAAACAAAACTAGGCGAGGCTACCACAGCGTTACAAGAAGAAATAGACGGAATAACAGAGACAGATCTTATTGCTTATGATGATGAGCAAAAAGATAATGCAAGACGTGCTATGATTCTTAAGTCTAAACTAGGGACATTAAATGCTCTTATAAAATCCCAAGAAAATATTGAATTTATAGACGATAAGAATAAGCGTCTAAATTTGATGGTTAAAGCTATAGATTTATCATTGCTTAAACAAGAGCAAAAAGCTTTGCAAAAAGAGTATGATAGTTTAATTTCAGAATCAGGATTATCTAAAAAAGATATAAGAAAAAAAGATAATATTCAAGGCGCATATCACCAAGTTGTTACCCATTCTCAAAGTGGAAAAATAGCAAATTTTCTTTCTAATGATATGTTACAGTCCCCTAACGGAAAGGCACTAGAAAATCATGCTGCAGTTCAAGACTTCAAGAATAATATAGAAGAAGTCGTAGAAAATGCGGAGGAGAAGAAGAAAGAAGAGAAAGAAGAGCAGGAAAAGATAGTGACCCCAGAGGGATCAAATGAATTAAAAAACGGGGATGAGGCCTATTATGGAGGTAAGAAGGGACGATATAAAGAAATAAATGGAAAACATTATTTTATACCTGAGGAGCTTGATAAATTAAATTATAGTGATAGTAATTTATTAAATCATCCTGAGTTAGTTGAAATCAATGGGCCTCAAGATCTGTCTACTAAAAAGACAAAAGAAAAAGTAGAGTCTGAAACTAAAACAGAAGTTAAAAAAACAAAAGAAAAGAACGAAGCTTCTGAAGACGAACAAGATAGTACTCTTGAAAATGTAGAAGAGAAACAAGAAGAAACAAATGAGGAAGCAAATGAAGGGCTAGAAGCTACAGAAGATGAAGTTACAGAAGATGAAGAATCTAATAGTGATATCGTAGAAGGAGATAGTGCTTCTAATGACCCAAGTTTAAAGCTTACTACCAATAAAGCAAGAGAGTTTTCTAGGTATATTTTATCTAAAATCAGAAATATATTTATAGACAAATCTATTAATGTAGCTATAAGATTAAACCCTTCTGCATATAGAAGTTTAAATACAACTGCAAAAGAACTTAAAGATCTTGCAGAAGCATTAACTACTTCTAATGCTCTTACAGAAAGACAACAAACTCTTTTAGATTTAATAGCAAAGAAAGCAGATTCTCTTTTATATCTAGAAGCTAATCCAAATGCAAAGGCAGATTTTATACCTCCTACTAACGTAGGCAATAAGAATCTAATACTTTCAAATTATATAAAAATATTATCTCAAGTAGTAGAAAATCGTGCTAACAAAAAAGATTCTTATGTAGCGGTTACAAATCCTTCATACGGATACAATAATGTCCCAGGCCTAAAAAATAGTGTACAGTCATTATTTACTGGAAACCAAGAGATTCAGATCGGTATAAGTAACGGTAATACTATTGTAAGAGGAAATGACTCTATCAAAGCTTTACGTTCAGGCGTTAAAGGAAGAATCTACGCTGTAGTTAACGGTATAACGGTTAAACTAAATCATAGAAATCTTAACGAACAAGAAGCTGAAATTCTATTTGAGTTGTTGTCTCTGAGACTACAAGGCCAAGGAGGACAACAATATCAAGACAGTGGATTAACTGTACTAGAGTATATAAACTTATTGGTTCCTACGTATTCTGCAGGAAAAGCTAAAAAACTTACTAATACTACACACTCTTTATTTCTAGGAAACAATTCTATACAATTTGGAGATAAAAAAGACCAAGTTCTTACTAAAGATAATATAGAATCGCAAAAAGAGAATTTCTTAGCCTGGGCACAAGCAAATAAAAAGAGGCGTATCCAAGGAAAGGCTTTAGGAAAAAATATGTTTGAAAATCTTGGCATTAAAGACAGAGAAAAAATAGTATTCCTAGGGCAAGAGTATACTAAAGACTCTAAATATGATGATATTCTTTATGCAGGAGAAGACGCTTCAAATCATGTTATATCTACTGACGTAAGGATAGATGAGAATGGAAGTCCTATTAGCTTAAAATACGCAGGAGTAGATTCTAAAGTAACAACAGAGGAGAAAAAGGAAGACGAAGAGCAAGAAGAGGGACAAGACGAGACAGGAACTCTTTTTATGGATACAACTGTAGACCCAAACGCTGAAAAAGGAGAAAGAGTAAACCAAGAAGAAGCTAAAAAGTGGCTACTTAGAACATTAGGGCCGTCAATTCCTGTTGAATTTACACCTGTTCTTATAAGAATGGCAAATATGGATGGATTTTCATATGGAAAATTCCATGCTGCTATGATTACGCTTTCTATGAAAGCACCTGCAGGAGTTGAATATCACGAAGCATATCATGCTGTAGAAGAACTATTCTTAACAGATAAAGAAATACAGTCTCTTCTTGAAGAAGGAAGAAAGAAATACCCTAAGCCATCTGAAACTGTAATTGCAAGTTTTCTAAAGAAGTACCCAGGAATAAGTAGAAATACTGCAGAACGTATTTATTATTCAGAAGTACGTGCTGAAGATTACAGAATGTACGAGCTAGGCGCAAAAGATGCCAGCTTGGGCACAAAGACTTTGAGGTGGTTTAAAATGCTTAAAGGTCTTGTTACTTACATCTTTACTAATAAGATGACTGCAGATTTATTGTTTCATAGAATATCAAGTGGTTTCTACGCTAAAAAAGGTCCTAGACCAGATAAAATGGCTATGTGGAAAAGGAATGATATGACAATGGCTTTAGATAGTGAAACTAAAAATCCTATTCCTGAAAAAACTGTAAAAAACACAGCTAAATTTTTAATAACAAAAATTATAAATCTTCCCGTAAAAGACGGAGGTATGGGAGGATATATTAATATAAATAGTGTAACAGATTTTAACTTAGACGAAAAACAATTAAAAGAGTTTTTAAATAGTGTAAAAAACCAACTAAGAACTAGTAAAATAATTCCTGAAAAAGATAAAGCATACTATATTGAAAATATAGATTCAATTATAGATCTTTTACTTGAATCAACTCCAGAACAAAAAGCTTTACTAGAACAAGCTGGACGAGAATATGAACTTGCTTTACAAAAAGCTGAATTAGAAGAAGACGAAAAAGAAGCAATTGCTATTACAAAAAAAGCAAGAAGAGACTTTAAACGTGCTCAATTACAAGCTAGACCGACACTTGTAAAAGAGATGATTAAAGAGCTAATGCTTATAGGGATAGAAGAGAGAACGAAATTAGAAACCAAGAAGGAGGAACAAACTGAGGCTCAAGAAAGAGAGGCGGAAGAGCGAGATGAGCAAAACAAAGATGTTGTAGCGGCTACAAAGCATTCTTACGAATCAAGCAATAAAGACAATGCTACTGTCAATACTAAAATGGTATTGAGCTTTTTATATAAAAAGAAGTTTACAAAAAAGAGAGGAATTACTTTTGAGCGAGATTTATATACAGGTATTCCAATGCCTGCAGATTTTAGTTCTGTGTGGAATACATTAGAAGAAGAGCTTGCAAATATTGTACAATACGCTAAACAAGGAAAAGATGGAGTAGAGTATGTTTTTGTAGCAGATCAAATGCGTAAAAGGATTAAAGAGTTAACTAAAAAAGATCCTACGTTTGGGCAGGTTACAGCTATTTTAGATCAACTTAATCAAAATGAACAGATTCAATTTTTTGAAGCCTTCTCTAAATCTTCTAACAACTTCTTACAATCACAAAAACAAAATAGTACTAAGGAAGACGAATTTACTAAGAAATATTTCTTCTTTAATCCTCTTAAGAATAGCAAAAAATTTAGAGTATTTGAAAATTGGTTAGAAAACATTAAAAATGTTAAATTATATAATGAAAATACAAGTGAAAAAGAAAGACAAATACATGCTCAAAAAATAATAAAAGCTTGGAATAGTCTTTATACAGATCTTTTTGACTCTTTGTATGAAGAAAAAACATATTTTAATGTAAAAGAAGATTCAGAAAAAATAGAAAGACTTTCTAAAGCATTAAATACAATTGGAATTAATATTGATTCTAATGCTTTATTTAGTTTATTTAATTCTGAAAATACTTTAAAACAAAATCGTAAACTTTTAGTAGATATAAATAGATTATTTACTTCAGATAATGTAAAGTACTCTCCAGCAACAATTGCGCAAGGAGAAGGAGAGTTTAATTATGATGAGCTAAATCCAATAAAAGGAGAAAAAAGAATAGTTTTAAAATTAGCACAAGAAGCTTCTAGGTTTAACAAAGATTATGGACAAAATACTATTGTTGGTGCTACAGGCTCTTCATATTGGGGATTCTCTCCAAACCATTTCTTAAAAAAGAGACTTAATCAGTTTAAAAGCAATGCTGCTTATTATGTAAGTAATTTACGAGAGTCTTTATTCCATAAAGATTCTTTATTACTTGATTATTTAGCATTAGAAGAAGCAGAAGTTGAAGCTAGAATATTCAGTGGCTTTAAAATACAAGGAGCAAAAGAAGGAAAAGATTATACAGATCTTACTGCAGCAGAAGAAAGGTCTTTAAGGATAAATATGGGTATAAATGATATTTTTATTCCTATGACTCCTGCAGATAAAGGGTCTTGGAATCTTATAACAGGATTCCAAGCTGTTACTATAGGAGACCTTAAAGAAGGATTTGAGTATAATAAAGAAACAGATACATATATTTTACCTGAAAAAGTAAAAAAGATATTTTCTAGATATGCTATTACAGAATTAAAGCGAATTGCTCAAACACAAGTAGCATTGTTTGGGGAAAATCCTTTACCTGATGAAAAATTAGTACAACATTACCATTATAGAAAACTGAATAAAGATGGTACTCCAAATAGAGAAACTGGAAACGCTTTAAAATCTCAAATTTTTCCAAGCTTTAATGACAAAGAAGTATTAGAAAAAATGGGCATTTTAAATAAAGATGGAACCATTGTACCTACAGATCAATTAATGCAAAATGAGGAGTTTAATAAAGTAATTGATAATGCACTAAATTCTTTAATAAAGACAGAAGTAGAAGCAGCTATAAAAGAAGAAATAATTACAACTACTGAATCAGGTGATATTTCTAGTTTAGGAGAAATTGATACTGATATGGGAGTTAAAGTTGTAGGAATAGTAGGTAGTACAGATAAAGCAGTGCGAATGATGATGACAAAGTATGCGATTTCTGGGACTATTGCCAATATAGAAACGCTTAAAATGTTTTCAGGTGACCCTGCTTTTTATAAGTCTATGCCTGACCTAAGCAAAAGAATTCCAGGAATCATTGCTCCAGGTAAAGATCTTATTCTTTTAAGTCCTGATGAAGTATTTTATAGAGCGGCAGTTTTACAAGATGTTGAAACTGGCGTATCAGAAGAAATGCGAAAAGAATATGCTAATAACTTAAGAAAAGAAGGGTACACAGAAGAAGAGATAGACAATATTCTAGCACCATATGATGACTATAGTGTAACCGATGCACAAGGTTGGATAACATTAGATAGATGGAGATTTCTTAATGAAAGGCTAGGAAGATTTGATTCTGAGTCTAAAGAACATGTAGCAGCATTTAACAGACTTAAAGAGGGGAAAGGCACTAAAGAAGATATAAAGTTTGTACAAGCAATGCCTATGAAAGGTATGCACTTTGAACTTAGAGATGAGGGTAATCTAAAGGTGCCTACCTATGTAAAATACTCACAAGCAGTATTAATTCCGCAATTTACAGAGGGCCGAGAGCTTAATAATCTACTAAAGGCAATGATCGAACAAAAAGTAGATGAAGTTATTGTGGATAGTGGCGTAAAAGCAGGAGCACTTTCTCCTATTGATATTACAGGGGTTAATACTAGCGAACTAGTTTCCTCTGATAAGATCAATTTTAATGTTATGACTCTTAGAAATGAGTATTGGAAATTGCAGCAAGATCTTAGCCCGCATGAAAAAGGAGGAGAGCAGCTAGAAGGGTCTCAAATAAAGAAAAATATACTTGCAAATATTTTTCAAAATGAAATGTACGCTCCTGATATGTCAGGCCATGAGCTTATACGTCAAATGCATGATGTAGATAGACGACTATCAGATCTTGGCAAAAAAGAACTATTTGATGATTTTGGAATTGAAGTAATAAATGGACTTCCATCAATAGTAAATTTTGAAAAACTTCAAAGAAGATTAATTGAAGAATTTGAAACAGGTAGCAGTAAGGATAAAACAACTAAAAAGCTTATTGCTTCTTTAGAATTAAATAGTACTAAAACTGGATTTGCAGTTCCTTTAGATGAAAATGCATTTGCAAATCAGATAAATAGTGCAATCGGATCTTTTATTACAAAGAGAACTGTTAAGCAAAAAATATCAGGAGGCACTTATGTTCAAATGAGTCCTTTTGGAGAGCAAAGAACTAAAAGATACAGCTCTTTAAGTGAGGCAGAAAGAAATGAAATAGATAAAAGAATTAATAAAAAAGCTCTTAGTCCTGCTCGTAAAAAAGAAAAAGGAAAAACTAAAAGAGTTCAGATATTATTGCCAAATTGGTTTAAAGACCTTGTACCAGGCAATGAAAGTATGAGTGCTGAGGAAATTGGAAAGTATGTAAAAGACAACCGATTACTTAATGGTATTGCGTATCGTATCCCTAATCAAGGCATGAGTTCTATTGATGCGTTTGAAGTCGTAGGATTTTTGCCAGAATCTATGGCCGATACAGTTATTGCATATGATGAGTTAACTGCTAAAACAGGATCTGACTTTGACATTGACAAAATGTTTATTATGCTTCCTGAATATGGGATAGATAGAAAAAATAATAGATATTATTATATAGATCCTAAAAAATATCTAAATAAAGATGGTACTTGGAATGCAGAAAGCTCAAAATTGAGTGATTATAAAAAAAGACAAGTACTTAAAAATAGAAAGTTAGAATTATACGGAATAACAATAGCTCATCCAAGTGCTTTTTCACAAGTAATTACTCCTTTAGATTCTATTACGCATAAATATAATGCTACTAAGAAAAGGTATCTTCAAGCTAAAGCACGTATAAAGCTAGAAAATCCTTCTGCATTTACAGAAATTGAAAATCTTCTAACTAAAATTGAAGAAAAAGGGTCTGCAGAAAACATAAATAACTTTATTGGTAAAGCTGATGAGGTTCTTTCTGCAACAAAAGACTTGGAATTCTTTTCTCCAAATTATCAATTTGAAACTAAGCAACGATTTATTGGAGGTAAATTTGGTGTAGGACAAACTGCAAGACATCTTGTAGATCATAGTATTTCACAATGGGTATTAGATAAAGAAGGTCAGCCTTATAGGTTAACAACCTATGTAGGTATGGGTAATGTTTATGAAATAACTAATAGTGAAGGTGAAGTTATAAGAACAGAATCTTCATTAGCAGGTGCAAAAGGAGAGGCAGGAAATCTTATCTCTAATACATTATCAGGAAGATTGAATGCGTATGTAGATATTGCAAAAGACCCTTATATATTCTACCTTAATAATAATTTTATTACAGCTAATACGGTATTTATGCTAGACAGGTTGGGAGTAGATCCTACCTGGACAGACTTCTTTATATCACAACCTTCAATTGAAAAATTTGTAGAAGAAAAAATCAGATACGATTCTGAAGACAGAAAAAATGCTGTAGATGGAGAAGGTAGAGAATTAAATCCAATGCAGGCAGTTGCATATAGTTTAGGGTTTAGTATAGAAGAGCTTAAAGAAATGCAAAATGAAATCTTTATTGACTATGAAGTTAGTATAGAAGAGTTGCAAAATAATCTAGACAGTACTAAAGAGTCTTTACCAAGAGAGCAACTTGCTCTTTTAATTAAATATGATAAGCTTTCAAAATTTGCAAGCGAGCTAAATAAAGCTGTCTCAGCTTCTAAAGCAGATACAGAAGGTGCTTCAGGTGGTATTTATGAAGTAATTGTCTCAAAAAGAAATAAAGAAAACCTTTCTCAAAGCGATAAAATAAATGGATTTGATGAAAGATTTGAAGGTACCATGTTGGGCAAATATTTTGAAAACTCCATTGAATTAATGGACCAGCTTTTCCAAAATAAATTTGCAGTAACTACAAATGCATTTGTAGAAGTATTTAATAAACTTACACTACAGACAGGAATAGATCCTTATAAAGATTCTGCTACACTTAGAAAAATTACAGAACATTTCTATGGATTGTATATGGCAGATCAGTTGCGTAAAGGCAAAAAAGAAGATGGCACTCCTTTTTATGATAGCAAAACTACTCCTAGATTATTTTACGGAGAAAATAGTTTAGCAGAGCGTCTTAAAAAGTATCAAAAAGAAGGATCAATTATAGAAAATAATAGTCTTATTAAATATCTTACTCCTAAAACAGGTAACACTGCAGCAGACCCTTCTTTTATAACAACTACACGATCTGCAGTTCAAGATTCTGCAGATCTTAATGAACTTATAGATTCTTGGCAAGAGCTGCTTGTTCATCCTGATGCAGAAGTACGTTCTTTTGCAGAAGATCTAAGTGTATATTCTTTTATTACTACTGGTAATACAAGTACAATATTTGGATTTTCTGAACTTATTCCACTTGATTTTGAAAATAAACTTTTCAATAGAATAAAATACCAAACTGCGGCAGTAATGCCTAAAGCTCCTCTTGAAAATTCAGAATATTTTGGTGAAGAGCATATTGAAACTTTTGTAAGAAATAATATAGATTTTCCAGGCCTTGTTCCTACGGCAGGTCAGGCTAAAACTAAATGGAAAAGCCGAAAATCAATGGGAGTGCCAAGCCCTAAAGTTTCTGAAAAATTTCCTAAATATGGATTTTTTAGTTCAAATCCGAATTTAAAATTACCAGATGGTCAATACGGATTTAAAAAATATGCAAAGCTTAAAAACTCAGAAGGGAATACAGTTTTATATACTTTAGTAGGAGTTTTTCAAACTGAATATACAGGAACAGATGGTAAACAAAAAACATTTAAAGCTCCTGTGTATTCGTATCTGCCAAGCTTAGGATATAATAGAGCGGGTAAAAAAGTAGTAGAGTTTAGAAATATAAGATCTGCAATTACTGAAAATCTAATTAGAAATGAAAAAGGCGAGTTAATAACTAGGCAAGATGCTTTACAACAAGTCAGTGAGTATATAGACGTTACTTTTTCAGAATTAATTATGATAAATAACGCTTTTAAGCAAATAGAAGAAAAAGTACCTGCTGATTACTCTGCTTCATTAGAGCTTGTAGATGATTTAATGAATTTAACTGAGCTTGAAGTATATACTCAAAATGGGGTTAATACATTAAGAACTAATAAAGCAAAAGCAAACGAACATTTTGGAAACCCTTGGAGTCAAGCAGGTTATGCAGGAACACTTAAAACAGACACTGTACAACGTGCAGTAGATAATTATAAAGACTGGCTGCTAGGTGTAAGATTTCAAGATGTAAAACCTGCACAACGAGATTGGATTTTAAATCAAATCAAAAAAGGTAGGCTTGATGGTCAAAAACTTCTTTACCCTTCAAAACTGATAAACAGACGAATAGCAAAAGGATATTCTCATGCACAGGCCTTAGCAGAAGTTATTGAAGAGATTGCTGCGAATGGTATGCCTGAAGTAATAACAGAAAGACCTGGTATTCAAGAAAGAATGACAGCAGAGCTTCCTAATAGAGCGGATAATAACGAATTGAATAGCCTTCAAAGAAAGGCTCTTGAAGACCAAAATAATTGTAAATAATGGCTAGTTGTATAAATACTAATTCTTCTGAGTTCAAATCTCTTGCGTCTAAAGTAGATATGAATAAAGACACTCTCTTAGCTAATGTAGCTTTATGGGAAGTGCGTAATAAAGAACTTGATAGATTTCCTACTAAGGAAGAAATAGAAAGCTTTGATCGTAAAATGAAAAAGCTTGCAAATCTAGAAAGACTTGCAATGGCTGAAAAAACTCACGATCAAAAAGTTAATGCTCGATTAGAAGTCATGCTAGAAGGATTGGGAATCAATATACAAAAAGACTTTGATGACCTTCAGGGGTCCCCAGGATTTGAAAATACTATCCGACCTAATGCAACTTCTGCTTTTGATGTTCTGCAAAAATATTTATCTATAAAAGAAAATATCACCAATAAGGATATGGCACTTCAAACTGCTAATGCCATATATACATTTTTAGGAAGAAAATCTAAATTTAGTGGTGATATATGGGCCAATATACATAAGTGGGAAAAGTATGATGAAATATATGCAAAGTACGCTAACCGTGAGGATATAGAAGAATATCTTATCACTCCTATAGAAAATGCTAAAATAAGAGACAACATGGCACACAGAATGGCCATAGTTCATTTTATAGCAGATCTTTTATTACACGCAATAGACAATAATGGCTTTAAGTTAGATGCTCTTCAAGAAAATGTTGACATAGATAAACAATACTTTGAAAGTAGAGGATTTAAAAATGATCTATACGAACCAAGTTATCTTAAAAAGCAAATAAAAGCACTTTGGAATTGGATAATGGAGACTTTCTTTAAGAAAAGAAGGTTTGACGTGTATACGTCTACAGAATTAAAAGACCTCGCAATGGAGATCATTGATGATGTCTATAAAGGTGATTTTTATAATTTCTTTAGAGCGTATGCTCAAAACTCAGAAGGTGAGATAGTAGATAGGAAAGGAGTTAAATATGAGCAAAAATTCTATCAAGAAACACTTGACAAAGAACCTTTTGCAGCTAGTATTATTAAATTTCTTGTTAACAATCCTTTTATCAATTTTAAATTATCAGGATCTCAAACTGTACGAAAATTCGGCACACTCTTTAGGCCTTTGGAGGAAAATCTTCATGATATAGATGGAGTTATTCCTATGAGTCAGTTTAAAAAAGAAGAAAATGCTTTAAATTTTTTAGCCTGGATTCAAACCAGGGGGCTAATGCTTACACAAGAGCAAAAAAGGGATACGTTTATGAAAGAAGTTATTCCTTTTATAGAGAAGCAATCTTGGTATCAAAATGTAAAATCTAAATATCCTGATTTTGAAATAACTTCTGTATTTATAGGCAAAGACCATAAAAAAGGAGAGTCTATTACAATTACAGGAGATATGCCTGTACCTGGAAAGTTTGACGAAGAGGGTAATCCTGAAAAAATAGTATTAGATTTCTTTTTAAGAACTAAAGAAGGGCGGTACCCTGAAATATTTGACAACTATTGGAAAGACTGGAAGCAGATATTTGAAGCAAAACTAAATATGGGTAGAGCTAAAGATATAGCAGACCTTTTATTTTTTGTGCCCTTTAAAACTGATAAATATAAGTTTACAAATAAGGGCTTTAGATTCTACACATTTGCAGAAAACAAAGCAAACGAGGTAAGCCTAAAAGACAATCCTACTCCTATAAAAGATATTCCTAGTTATATTCCTGAAAGAGAGGTAGAGGTAGACCCGTATGCTCAATTGAAAGACACTACCTTAGAGGAGGCTGCGCATCAATCAATGTTGGCAGATGGTGCTCAAGACATTACAGAAATACATTCTGGATTCACACTGTCTTCTCAAGCAGAAAAACAGTTGAAAGAAAAAGGATGGTCTCAAGAAGAAATAGATGAGTTCAATCTTTATATAGCAGCAAATAGAGAAAGGTTTAGAAATGAGTCTGTCGCATTTATAGCTGCTGTAAGACTTCAGGAATATTTAGAGCAAAATGCTGAGAATATTAAGGAGGTGGAGGAAATGGCTACTGCGGCTGATAAAATGCTAGACAGATACTTAATGAACTGGCTGGAAGAATATGGCGTTACAGTAAAACCTTCTACCCTTCAAGAAATAAAAGAGAGATACGGTATGGATGCTATTGCAATTACAGATGTTGTAAATAGAGTAATAGCATTTTCTAATGAAGACATAAACCTGCGTACTCTGCCAGAAGAGTATAGCCATATGCTTGTTGAGCTTTTAGGAACTGATAGTGATATAATAAAGCCTTTGTTTAACAATATAGAAAGTTGGGGAAAGTATAATGCTATTTTTAATTTATATAGAACTCAAAAAGCATATCAAAATTCAGATGGGTCTCCTAATGTTTCTAAAATAAAAAAAGAAGCTATAGGAAAGCTTTTATCTGAAGCTATTGTTATACAAAATACTAATCGAAGCGTACCTAAAGGAAGATTTTTAAGAAATGCATATGAAGTACTTCAAAGTATTATAGAGTTTTTTAATACAGGTAATCCTAGAAACGTAACTAGTATAGCAAACAAGATAGCAAGACAAGTATTGTTTGATAATAAAGAGTGGGCAAACAAGTATATTGAAAATAAAACTCAAAGAGAGTACACAAAGAATCCTAATATTGAATCACAAGAGTCTGTTAAAACTTTAGATGCCATACGTAGCATTGTAAATAAATTAGGAGCTAAGCTTACAAATAGTCTTAATACAGCTAATAATGGCAGTATCTTTAAATCAGGAACTACTGCAGCATCTAGTTTAGATTTTAGTATCCCTGAAAGTAGTTTTAAACCTACAAATGAAAAAGAGCTTACAAATTGGGTGAATACTACTTTAAAAAAGGCAGTGCCTAATTTTACAGCAACTGAGATCATTAAAATAGGAGAGACTTTTAGAGTAAGTGGAATTGTGACAGATATAGAATCTGTAGCAAATGCCTTTAATAATCACAAAGGCAGTGTTGCAGAGCGTATCAATAAATTGAATAAATTTGAAAAAGAAAACTCTGTAGGAGTTACTTTTAATTTTGAGTCTGAAACTAAGCCTAATAATATTGCATATGGTACCTGGGAACAAGCATTTGATGCTCAAATTGAAAATGGTACTGCAAATCTCACTAAATTTGGAAATATTCCAATTGAAAGTGGGGTAGAGACTACTAGCTATGAAGCGTTTTACGCAAGCTTAGACTATAAAAGAATAGAAGAAAAAGCCAAAAGCATTATTGCTAAACAAGGAATCGGAAAAGGAAAGCCTTTAAGAAGATTTGGTAAAGTGTTCTATGTAAAGAAAGATAAAGGCATGATGGCTTATAATGAAAATAATGCTAGAAAATTCGTAAGAATTACAAATCAAACATATTTTAACGGAGATCCCGTTTTAAGAATCATAACTGATAGTTATTCTAAAAGAAGAATTTCTATAAAACCTGAAAATTATACAGGGGGCCAATTAAATCTTTTTGATTCTGATAATGATACTAACCTACAACAAAACTGTAAATGAGTTCTTGTACATTTGAATTTACTACTTCTGATGGAGTAACAAGAGAAAGTAAGCTTTTTGAAGACCTTAAAAAGAAACTTGTAAATTTTCCTGGTAAAGCAGAGGAAATTATAAAGTTAGTTCATGGAGGGTCCATAGATTTTGTAATGCTTTATGGAGATTGGCAAAAAGATCCTGAAGGATTTTTAGGAAAACATAAGCCAAACTTTAAAAAAGACGCTCTTTATAGCTATTCAAAACCAGGTACGCTAGGCCTTACAGAAGACCAGTTAATTTATGGAGAACCACATGTAGATGTGGTAATGGACTACTGGGATAGAATTTTAAAAGAACGATATGATTTCAATACAGGACAGTTCAGACCTGTTGGCTCTGCTACAGAGGCATTACTTTTAAATATTGCATCTAAACTAGAGTTAGTTATAGATAGGCTTAAAAGAGATAGAGACCAAACAAGAAGAAGAGGGAAAGTAAGAACAGAAAAAGAAGAAATAGAGAAATCATTAAATACTGAGTCTAGTTTTGAGGCAGCAAAAGGATTGCTTCAATATGCGCTAAATACTGCTAAAATTGTAGCAGATATCAGAAGAGAAATTCAGGACCTTTCTACAAGACTTGGAGAAGAATTAGATCCTAAAGATAGTAGCGTAGCTGACTCTGCTAGAAAAGTATTTGAGTATTTAAGTGCATATAATGAAACTTCAGAACTTCTTGCTATTGTTAGACGAGAAGAATTAGACTTTCCAGCAGATCCTAAAACTGGAAAAGATAGTCCAAGCAGATCTAAAAACATTAATCTGGTAACAGCAGGACTTTCTCCAGAAGAAAGAAAACAACTTCTTGAAGCTTTGGAGCTAATAGAAGCAGAAAGAGCTAGTATTGAAAAAATGTATGAAGGAATGGCAGAAGAATTTGTATCTGCTAAATTCAATACCAAAGAAGAAGAAATAATTCAATGGCATACTGAAAAATTTGTAAGAGATTTCAAAAAACAATATCCTAAAAGAAAAAAAGGAAAAGATAAAAATGGAAAAGTAATACCCGCAGAGACAGAAGAGGAGTATGAAAAAAGAATGAATGAATACGTAGAAGAAAAGCTTGAAGGAGTCAGGGATTTTATAAAAAAAAGGTCTGAATCCATATTTAGAAATCTTTTACGTGCTTCCAATAACGACCTTTCTGGATTTCATAGATGGTTTATGTCTGCCCTTAATGCGCCTTCTCCATTGCTAAGAGCTATTCAAAAAGAAATATCTGTTGTAGAAGACAATATCCGAAGAGAATGGATGGAAGATGTAGCTGACTTTGATGATGCTTACAGAGAATTGTTAAAATATGAAGAAAAACAAGGGAATACAAAAGGAAAACTAGGAGACTTCTGGGATTGGCTTATGGATACAGATGAAAATGGTGTTCCTACAGGCTATTTTGTAACAGAATATTCTGGAGAATGGTTTTTAGCAATAGAAGCTGCTAAAAACTCAATCTTTTCAGATGATAATTTAACATATTCTGAAAAAAATACAAAATGGAAACAATGGAGAGAAGGGGTTGACCATAGAGGATTTAAAGTTGAAGGGCATATTAAATTTGTTTTTAAAGTTCCAGGAGATAATAAGGATTATCAAAAAGACTATATAATCAAAAAACAAAATGCAGATCGAACTAAAGACTACGGAGATTTAAATGCTTTTATGGACGATATGCGTCAAAGGCATAGAGAAGCAGGTAGTTTGTTTGAAGTTCCTAATCCTGCTGCGTTTAAAAAAGAAGAACTTGAAAGGTTTAAAAGCAAGAAGTACGAAGAATTGATGGCATTGCCTGCAGATCATCCGCGTAGAAAGTACTATAAAAAATATATGCAGGCTTCTGCTTTCAATGATTCGAGACTACCATCTTCTTTTAGACTGTTGTACAAAATGCCAAGCATGCGTAAAAGTCTTGCAGAAAGATTCCATGATATTAATCCTGTTCCGTGGAAATTTTTCGGCACAGGTGTCGGCAGTTTCTATAATGAAATTATAAAACCTTGGGCCAAAGAAACTACAGATTATGTTCCAGGTGAAGTTTCAGAAAGAGGAGAAGAAGTTTTTGACGATGACAAAAAAGTAGTAAATGTAGATAGTAAGCATAAACAAAGGCAGCACGTACCTATTCATTATAGAGGAGAAATAGATATAGAAGATCTTACAAGAGATTTGCACGGATCTTTATTAAAGAATACATATGTATCTAGTGCTTATGGTTACATGAGTGACCTGCTTCCTTATATAGAAATGATGCTTTATTTTATGGACCCTAAGAATCATAAAACATTTCAAAATGAAGGAGGATCAAAATTATTTGGAAAAGGTTCTGTAGGAAGACTGCTTAAAAAAGATGCAACTCATACATTTGAAGCGGCTAGAGATCTTATAGAGGCCAGAATGTACGGCATAACTTTAGTAGATCCAGGTTGGGAAGTGGGTCCTGCTGGTAGAAAAATAAGAGTTACAAAATTAGTGGGGCTATTTCAAAGTTATATTTCAACTACTCTATTAGCAGGTAACTATCATTCTTCTTGGGCAAACGCTAATCTTGGGCACACAATGACTGCAATCGAAGCGGTAGGAGCCGAATTTTTTGGAGTAAAAGCATTGGCGGGAGCCAATAAAGCCTATATGATGGACTCTGGCAATATAATGAGAGACCTTTCAGAAAGAAAAGATAGATATTCTACTGTAAATTTATTTAATGAAATATTTGATCCCTTAAATAATTTTTATCACGGTAAATATAGCTATGCACATAATAGCAAACTTGCAAACTTTATGAAAAACACAAGTTTGCACTTTTTAAATAACTCTGTAGAGCATCATGTACAAAGCGTTTCATTATTAGCATATTTAAAATCTATTTATGTAAAAGACAAAGATGGATCTTATATAAATAAAAAAGGTGAAAAAGTAGAAAGTCGATCTGAAGCAATGACGCTATTTGATGCATATAAGAAAAAAGATGGCAAATTAAATCTTAATGACAAAGTACATTTTGTAGAAAGAAGAGTAGGAGAATTATATATTACAGAAAATTATAATGATAAAGCATCTAAAGATGTAGTCAATGGTAAAATAACACTTGTAATTCAAAAGATAAATGAAGAACTACACGGAGCTTATTCTATTAGAAATCATGCTCCTGTTCAAAGAACAATCTTTGGATCTATGTTATTTCAACTTAAAAAGTTCTTCTTCCCTGGGTTATGGAGAAGATGGGGAGCTATAGATTCTGTACTTATGAATTACTTCCCTGGTATAGGACTTTATGCACAAGGTAAATTGCAGCAGGATAGCTATATAGAAGATGAAGGAAAATCTTATGATAGATATTATGATCCTATGACAGGCACTGTAAGAGTTTTAGGTACTTGGGCACACACTTTAAAATTCTTTTTTAAATCAATGACAGATCTTAAGAGATTAAAATGGCAAGTGGCTAGTGAAAATTGGGCAGAATTAACAAGAAATGAAAAAGCTGCTATTAAAAAAACAGTTACAGAATTTGCATTGATTTTTACCCTTCCTTTAATTGCAGGAGCATTTAAAGCTGCAGCAGAGGACGATGATGATGATAGTGATTACTATACATATAGTTTTCTTGCTTATCGTTTATATAGTGAATTAGTATTATATACTAATCCTAAAGAAGCAATGAGAATCCTTCAAAATCCAACAGTTACTATATCTTTTATAGAAAGAGTAATAAAGTTTGGTAGCCAGCTTACAAGTGATGTGTGGGGATTAGAACTAGAACAATATGAGTCAGGAAGCAGGAAAGGAGATTATAAAGTAATGAAGAACTTTTATGATCTTGTACCTTTTTATAAGCATGCAACTCGTCACAAGATTATGTCTGACATCATAAACTACTACTATCGTGATTAGGTAAAAAAAAAGGACGAGACCCGCCAATTAAGGGGATCTCGTCCTAAATTACATAGTAAAACCAATCACGAGAAAACTATGCAATTCTAAGACCTATCGGTCTCATTCTCTTCATTATCTGTATCTGTTACGTCTTCCGAGTCGATTTCTTCAGTATTAGACATAAGATCGTCTACGTCTTGCTTATTCATAGCTTTCCAATCATCATATTCGTCTAACTGGGACTGAATTAAAGACCTGATTTCATTACTGGTTTCTTTTAAGCTACCGTGTTTACTCTTAACATACGTTCCTTTTTCTCCAGACCATACATTTATACCACGATTTTTCACTCGATTCTTTATGAATCTTTGACGTTCTCTGTACTCTTCGTAAGATTCGTCTTCTTTCCTTTTTCGACTGTAATCCATAACACAAATATACTAAATATTTATTTCACAACTGCCGCCAGCACAAGCTAGTTCTCCTTTAAGATCTGTATTGTCATCTACTTCTTTAATCTTAGTAAGATCAATGTTAGTTAATTTATCATACATCTCATTAAACTTTTCTTCAGTAATCTCTTCAAATGGGGCTTGCTGATAAGTTCCACCATCATAAGGTAGTACAGATAGTCCGTTAAAAGTGGCTCTATTTTTCCACATCCATTCTCCTACAGAATCCCATTCGTCTTCTTTAATAGAAACAGTAGCAGATACATTATGAGTATTTCTGCCATTAATATGGCCTTCTCTTACCCATTCAGTATTCCACTTGTTTACTCTTTCAAGCATTGACATAGCAGTTTCATCGTTCCTTGTGATAGCACCTTCTGGAGCTTTCTGAGGAATTTCAATAACTGCAGAGTTAGGAATAAGAGTCATGTCTTCTACAAGATCAGGATGATTGTTAATCAAATATTTATATAATTCTTCATCTTTAGTGCACTGCATTCTACGAATATAATATGGAGCATGCCATGCATGAATACCTGAGCTGGTACCAAGAACACAACTTGTTGTACCTGAAGGCTTAACAGTTGTAATTCTTGCTGCTGGATTGATTCCTATACTCATAGCTGTTTTATAATTAGCATGAATTGCTACTCCTGCAGCTTCCTTCAAATCCATGCCAAGTACATTTCCATTGCATATTCCTGTCATGCCGACACCTACAAGAGCATCTTTCTCTGTGGTTTCCTGCCAAATAGGACGTAAATAATGAAAATTACTGAAACCTGCTTGTAGTGTACCAAAGAAAGAAGCAGCATATGCAGCTTCGTTAAGATCTAATTGATCTTTTACAATACCTGCATTTACTTCTGTAAGGTTACAGAATTGAAATGGCCTTAGTGCAATTTCACAACAAGGATTTGTGCCCCAGTCTTTATCATTGCTAAAATAAACTCCAGGCTCTCCCGCACCACTAGCTTGAATCTTTTTCCAAAGACCCATAAAGAAATCTTTAGTAATTCTATGACGCAAAAGAACTGCAGAATTATTCGCTCGACCACGCTGAGGATTATCTTCCCACCATGCTCCTGATTTACAAGAAATCATTTCTTCGTCATCCGCAGAAAATAGTGAAATCAATGCGGCTCTACGAATACCACCAGCAAGTACAGCATCAGCAATATGACATACCATATCGTGTACTTCAATAGGTGTAAGCTTTTCACCATCTTCTTTACGCTCAAGCATAAGCTCAAGATTAAATAGACATTTTTTAAGTGGCTCAGGTCCAGGAGCTTTACCACCTGCAGTAACTAAACGAGAACCTTTAGGTCTGATATCAGAAAAATCAAATACAGGTTTAGTTTTACGCATACCGAAATATGCTGACATAAGATGTCTAATTGAGTCAGCCCATCCTTCAATAGAATCACTGATAAGATACTTTTGTTTTTTACGAGGCTTTACAATATCAGGTAGATTATTTACATGGTCACGTTGAACTGAGTAACCAACACCTGTACCTCCAAGCAGCAAGAACATAGTCTCACTGAATGCGCGATAATCGTCAATAGGTAAATAAGCACAATTATAGACTCTAGATTCTGATTTTTCAATTGCAGCCCCAGAAAACTGTGCAGCTCTCATAGACATAAGAACTTTCTTTTCTTTTAAAAATTTACCGTATTTATTTATATGATCTGTAATATGAGGGTATTTCTTTACCATCATAGTAAGATAGCGATTAACTATCTCATCCCATGTTTCTCTTCTTTCTTGACTTGGGACATATTTTGCGTACTTATTAAAGACAACAATGTCGCTTAGGATCTTATTGCTTTTATCCATTTGAATCGGTTTTAAAAAATTTGTGTAAGAATGTAAAGATACTTAAATCACATGCTGATTCCAATCTTTTATTTCATTTTTTACTTCTTCTGCTTTCTTTTTTCTAGCAGAGTATGTAGTACCACGAAGCTCAGGGCACTCTTCCATAACTTTACGCCTAGCTCTAGTAATGCTTTCATAAGAAGATACTTTTTTATCTGCAAGCATTACAAAAAAACTAGGAGCAGACATGTCGGTAGGATCATATCCGAGTGCTAATAAATCATTCCACCATACTCTTGCCATTAAAGCAGAGTCAGCTTCCCTTAGTCTAGGGTCTCTTTGAAGAAGAGATTTAACTCTATTGTATAATTCTTTACTTAACATTGTATAAATTATATTCAAGAGTTAATTCTTCACCTGCTTTGATGTGACGTAAAGTTTTGATATATCTAAAATCTGCATCAATGTAAGCTTTAAGATTAGGAGTATCAGAATGATTTATAAACCCTCCAAGAGGAGTTCTAATAAATTGATTTGTAAACCTTTCATCATACACATGGCTTACACCTAGATTTTCTCCTACAGGCAACTCTTCTGTAGCAAATAGGCCTAGGCCATTTATTTCAGACGATTTTATTGTAAGCCTATCATCTAAAGGCTTATAGTATTTTGATTTTGATTCCATATGATTAGTTTTTTCTAATTGTTCAATTTTGTACCCCATAAGTATACAAAGAACTAATAGCAATGCTATAGTTACTTCATATACTATCTTATGAGGTTTATTATTCATTATCTACTATAAGGCATACATCTATAAAAGCAAAATAAAAAGCATAATAAGTAGCTTCTTGCATTTCATAAGATCTGTATCCAAATAATATCATGGGCTTTATACCCACCATAAGTCTCCAATTGCTTTTCATGTTCCTATAAATTTTATCATTGTTACTATTAACATTGCACTTATAATATTCATCATAAAGAATACTGGAAACCCATACTTCTTTAATTTAAGAGTATTATGAAGTGTCACTCTGCGTTTTTGAAATTTTTTCATTAGAATATATATCTGATTGTGTTCCAAGGAATTGTAGATTCATGCAACTCTTTAAATTCTGCTATGTATTTAGCCTTTAAGTTAGATATATATCTGATATTAACTCCTCCATACTGAGAAATTTTATTTTCTTGTATCCCAGGCACCCATAAATACTTTTCTGCATCAGGATTACTTTCTAAGTTTTTAAAATGCTTAGCTTCATTATGCGTAAGAAATATTACCTCCGCTAATACTTGATCCTTGTAATCCACATAGTCATCAAGCATTTGAAATAATTCTTTGTAGTCTTCTTTCCAGTTCTGATAAAGTATCACAGGACTGAAGTTTACATGAACATCGTAACCACTTTCTATAAAAGCATCAATGGCCTTTATTCTATCTATTATTTTACTGGTATTCGGTTCGTGTATGTCAGACATGCGTTGAGGCATCAGACTGAATCTGATACGTACTTTCTTGCCTGGATCAAAGTCTACAAGATTTGGATTCACATACTTAGTAGCAAATGAACCCATAGCTATAGGATGGTCCTTGAAAAACTGAAATATCTTCTTCCACTCATGATGTTTAGCATGCAATGCAAAGTCCTCGTTACACGAGATATCATAAGTAACATAATCTGGATGGGTCTGGTTAGGCTTTTGAACATCTGCAAAGTATGCATGACTGTTCATAGCTGTAAGAATGTCTTCTGTGTTTGTAGCTATTGTAAGTCCCGTAGGTTTACTACGTTTCATGTAGCAATAACTGCAATCATAAAGACAACCATGACCGAAGGAAGGAGAGATATAATCAGTAGAACGTCCTGATGGTCTAATGACCATACTTTTACGTTTTACTTTTGTTATCATCTACAGTTTTATTTACGAGTCCTTGGGGTAAACATTCTTTAGTTACGAATAGACATTTAGACCAATTGTCAGTTAATTTTGTTACTGATTTAATATCCTTTTCACTACTCCATTTTTCAAGTAATGATGTAATAGCATGAGCCGCATCGTAAGCTACTACATAGTATGTACTATATTCGGTTATTACTTCAAACAACTCAGGTTCTATTATTTCTTTTTTACTCATCTTTGTTTTGGTTTAATTTTCTAATCTCATCCAATAAAGCTAACGCAACTCTTACATCAGAATCAAACATCATAGTTAGTTTTTTCTCCAATGCCAATAAGTTGTCTAATGCTTCTTCTTTACTCATCTTATTTCTTTTTGTTAGGCAGGTATCATAAAGTTGTGTTCTCGGAACTTATTCTGAAGTTTTAGGATATCATACTTAAGTTTTGCATTTTCTATTTGAAGAGTTTTTATTCTATTTTCAGAATCTTTATTCTGAGCTACAAGATCTTTTACATCTGAAAATGTAGAATAACTACCATTCTTATATTTCATAAGACACAGGTCATAAGTAGATCTATAAGCTTTTTCAGATGCATATAGTTTATTATGAACTGTTTTATGATGTATACCTGTAGCATGATTTTTATTTAAAAACTTTGTAACAGATACCAAAGAGAATGCTTCTTCTCTTATAAGAATATTTATAACTATTCTTCTTGCATCTACTATGTGTCTATGCCTTTTACCACTGAATATGTCTTCTTTAGTAGTATTTGTAGTTTGTGCAACTATATCTACTACTTGATCCATCATATAACTATTGTATACTTCCATCTTTTAAATCTTCTAAAAGTCTTATTTCATTAATTGTGTTTTTGTATGCTTTTTGCAAAGCTTCAAACTCTGTTTTAGCTCTTACATCCCATTTAGAATCTGAACTTACATCTATAAGTCTAGACATTTGAGCAGTAATTTGATGCCTACGAGTATATAAATATTTTAAAGCTATAGGTGTCTGTACCATTGTAATTAAGTTTAGTAAAGCTGTTTCCGGTAGTAGGACATAAAAAGACTCCTGTCTTACACTTTACACCCTTAAGGTTTCTTAAATACTATAAACTTCTTTATTATACGTTTCCTGC